CCAGTAGGGCATGGGTGCTGGGTTTCCGTCTCAACCCTGAGAACGACCAGCCATTCAGTAGAGACGAAATTCTCGCAGGAGTGCGAGGCGAGAGCACCAAGAGTGCTGATGAGGATGCCGATGAAGGTACTGATGTTGGGGGACAGCCCGCTGGGGAAGACGGGGTTCGGGAGAGTGAACTCTCACGCCCTGCAAGCGTTTCTAGCAAGAGGGTGGGAAGTCGCAGCCGTAACAGCACTGCAGTACGAGCACAAGCAGACTGACCTTCCGCTAATCCAGTTCGTTCCCGAAAAGAGCGACCCGATGGGCTATAAGGCCATCATCGACCTTATCGAGAACAAGAAGTACGAGCCCGACATCATCTACATGACCGGCGACCCCGGTTCTGTTACGGGATACGCCATGGTCATCCCTGAGGGGATGCCAGTCTTCGCGTATGTGCCCATCGAGGGCGAGCCGCTCTTGAACATGACGTGGCGGTCAATCCTGAACGCCATTGACTTCATGACGTGCTCTGAGTACGGGCAGCAGGTCGCAGCACGCGACCTCCCAAAGCAGATTGACTACGTTTACCACGGCGTAGATACTGAGACGTTCACACCGATGACGGATACTGACCGCGACGTGATGCGCGACCGTCTTGGATGGACCGACAAGTTTGTGGTGACGTGCGTTGCACAGAACGTCAGGCGCAAGCAGTTGACTCGCTTGATTGAAGCAATTCACGTGCTAAAGCAGCAGTACAACCAGAAGGACATTCTGCTCTACCTGCATACAGTTCCATTCCAGAACTACTGGCTCGAAGGATGGAACCTGCCGGAAGTGGCGGCAGGGTTTGGGGTAGCGGAGAATGTAGTCTTCAACCCCTTGATGTCCGGTTTCGGGAAGGCCGTTCCGGAGAGGGGCGACATCGAAGTTCCCGGCCTTCGTGAGTTGGTAGCCGCAGCGGACCTGTTTGTGCTGCCTAGTCAAGTTGAGGGCTTTGGCCTGCCGATTGTGGAGGCCATGGCCTGCGGGACGCCGGTCGCCGTCACCAAGTATGGTGCCGGTTGGGAAGTCGCGCGGCTTGGTGGCGGCGTCGGCATTCTACCGTCAGATTGGGAAATCCACAAGTCGGGCACTCGCTATGCGAATGTCAGCCCGCAGGACATCGCAAAGGTCATCTTGTCCTTGAAGCGCGACCCACGCAAGTTGGAGCGTATGAAGGCACAGGGGCTTGAAGCGGTCAGGCAGTTCGACTGGACTGCGTTCGAGGAACTCGTTTGTGCCAAGATTGAGGACATCCGCTCCCGGCCTAAGACAGAGCGGGTCATCGCGGAACAGAGCAGTGAAGGGCGGCAGGAAGCCGGGTCGCCGTCCGGGGTACTTCGAGAGGGTACGATTGAAGATGGAGGACGACAGGAGGAACCTGTCCCTCCGGTCAATGGCTAAGGTCATCGCAGGAAGCCGCCGCTCAGCCCACCGTGCTGGCTCCCTGTTCAGGAAGAAGCGCCGCAGGCGCAGCAGGCTTCTTAGGGGCGCATAATGGCTTACCTTATCACGGCAGAGTACATTCAGGAGCAGTTGGCGACTCTTGGCTTGAAGCAGGCATTCTCCCCTTCTGCGTATGCACTTGAAACCCTCATCGTAGAAGCATCCGATTGGGTCGAGAACTACTGCGACAGGGTGTTCTCATCGTCGTCTGCATACACTGAGGACTACGGCTCTGGCCGCAATCGTTTCATCCTTGACCAGTTCCCGGCGACGGCGGTATACAGTGTAGGCTGGGTTGACGAGTCTGGACAGACTGGCACCGTTGACCCCTCGTTGCTGCGCATCCTACAGGGTGGCATCATCGAGTTCAAGAACCCATTTGACGGACCTTGGTACAGTGGACGCTACTACACCGTGTACTACCAGACCGGGTACGACCCCGTTCCGTCCAACGTGCAGCGTGCCACTGCGCTAAAGGTTGCGAACCTCGTTCAGCCGCAGTACCAAGGTCCGCAAGAACGTGAAATCTTCATGATTAGCAACATCGACCAGATGATTGTTGACCTGCTCGAACCGTACAGGCGGGAGAGGATTGGATAATGCCTATCCGTGTCACCGTCGAGCGGAACGGGTGGGAACAGGCTAAGACCGTCATTCGTCGGCTTGACCGAATGCTAAAGAGGGATACTGACCAGTATGCGCTGGCTGGCCTGCGTGGTGCGGCCATCGTATTCAGCAGGAACTACAAGGCTGAGGGCAAGGAAGTCGGCGGATGGGAAGGCTTGAAGGCTTCCACCCGTGCTGAACGTCGTGAAATGGGCCTTGGGGACGCACACCCCATCCTCGTCCGCTACGAAGACTTGCGCATCTACACGACGACCCAATTGGAGGGCGTCAGGGGCGCTGCAACATTCGCTAGGACCGACAACGACGGCGGGACTATCAGAGTTGATGTTTCGCCTAAACGTGGCGCAGTGAATGTTACAGCCAGCGGTAGCAAGGCTGTGCATCAGGTGGGCAGGCCCGGAATGGCCGCTCGACCATACTGGTTCGCAAACGCCCGTGTCGCAGAGGCAGCAAGGAAGGAAGCAGTCTTCGAGATTGCCAAGGACTTGCGGAGGCTCTAATGGAAGACGTAGTAGACGCCATCGTATCGTCCTTGGAGACGTTCAAAGATACAGAAGCCGTTGACGGCGGCTGCTCTGACATCCTCACCATCGAGGCTGTCTATTGGGGTGACCCCGGCATCATTCCCGTCAACAGTTACCCGGCTCTCTTGGTCCAGCCGGTTCGTGACCTGCCCGACGTTGAGACGACAGGCTACGAAGTTAGGGACCTTGAAATTCTCGTCACCCTTGTTGTGGACAGTCGTGCTTATTGGGATGCTTCGGTCCTAGAAGCCAATGCTGACCGCAAGATGGTTCAAGTCATGGAGAAGGTTCGCAACTGGTTCCGCAGGGACTCCACCCGTTCTCTGAACGGCCTGCCGGGTGTCAGGGAGGTTGTTGCCTCCGCAACCGACTACATGGTGCAGGTGCGCGGCTCGGTGATTGCCAAGTCCGCACAGGTCACGCTCACTGTCAACAAGCAGCGTGGGCGCGAAGCGTAAAGAGGAAACACTAGTATGAGCCTTGGCGCACTTGGCTACGTAGGTTATGGAGTAGAGGTCACTGACGGCGTATTCGTCGCTCCGACGAAGTGGTTGCCAGTTTCTTCGTTCTCGTTCGAGGACTCCAATGACTTTATCGTGCCTGACCAGATTAGGCACAGCCGCGATAGGTACATCGCAATGGCGGCACCGTATGTCGTATCTGGCTCGATGGAAATGGAACTCATCCCAACGGATGTGGCTTCCCTCTTGAAGTCGGCCTTTGCAGCAACGGTATCCTCCGGAGCGTATGGTGCTGGCGGCTACGAGCACGTCATGACTCCGGGGTCTGAGGAACCTACTTTCACCTTTGAGAGTAGTGCCGCAGACGTTCTTGTCATGAGGTACTCTGGTGTTCGTGTCAACACCCTCGAAATCAAGGCCGCTTACGGTGAAATCGTCACCGCATCCTTCGGCCTTGAAGGAACGAACCGCGCAAAGCAGGGGTCGGCAGGCTCGCCTTCCTACTCCAACGTCGTTCCGTTCCACTTCTCAGGAGTGGACATCAAGGTCGCTTCGGGAACGCTTTTGACCACGGTCAAGGAGTTCACGTTCGGCGTCAACAACAACATGGAGCGCATTGGTACGCTGCGCAAGACTCGTTCTTGGAAGCGTATGGCGCTTGGTATGCGTGAGGTCACACTGTCTCTGACGATTGACTTCACCGACACGTCGGAGTACGACAGGTTCCTCAACGAAACCATCTTCGACGTTGACATTCACATGACTTCGACCACGGTGGCTGGTGGGGCCGTCCCGTCTACCCTCCGCATCGAAATCCCGAATGTCAGGTGGAACAAGGTCGCGGTTCCGCTCTCAGCAGGAGACTACTTGGAGCAGTCCGTCGAGGCCCTGATTGTCGCACCGACCGGTTCGCCAATCTTCACCGCAACTCTCATCAACAGTGAGAACACAGTCGCGTAAGTGACAAGTGATTGGGAGGGGCCGGTTGTGCCCCTCCCCATCATATTCCCTAGAGGAAAGGAACACAATGGGCATTCTCCGTAAGGCCAACGAGGAAACCAAGACCATCAACCTCGATGAGTCAGACTACATCGTAGTTCGCGCCGACATCACAAAGCGCGAGTTCAACGCTCTGGCCGGTTCCATGCCAGCAACAAGCGAGGGCGGCTCGATTACGCTCTCTCAGGCCGCTGTATTCCAGCGCACACTCTTTGAGACGGTCGTTGTCGGCTGGTCGCTCTCTGAGGGCAAGCCTACCGGTGATGACTATGAGGCACTCTCAGCAGAGGCCGGAAATGCCGTTGACGTAAAGTTGATGGAGCACTTCGAGTCACTTCTGCCTTCGAGCGCCGAGGGAAAGTAGCCTTCGACCTAGCGCGCCAGCACGCGGGCGGCTTCAAGACGGAGAACCTCCGTAAGCGAAACCCCCGTCTCGCTAGGGCTTTCGACGCTTACCTGACCTGCCGCACTGTTCAACTGTTCCACATGAAGGTGGAGAAGAACCGTGGCAAGACAGTAGAGCACAAGATTACGGAGTTCGTAACAGGGTTCTCCCAACTCCCTGAGGCTGGCGGGGCACTCGACCAACCTGTTTGGCTAATGGCAATCTTCGAGCAGTTCCGCTCCGGAGAGAACGCGGTAGCCGCCAAGACACTTAGTTAGGAAACACATGGGCCGTTTCACTATTTGCCACAACTATAGCGATAACGCGACAGTTGGTGCAACTATTGGGACGGCCCTTTCTTCCGTTGGTGGCCACGAATGAGCGAAGCGACAACCGATATCCTGCTCAGGCTTAGAGTAGAAGTAACTGGCCTCAGCGCCATTCAGCAGTTGAACCGCGCCAACGAGAAGGTGCAATTGTCGCAAGACCGTGTAGCCGCGTCCGCTGCACGCACGGCCACCGCACAGCAGCGTCTTGCCGCAGCAGAGCAGAGGACAACGGCGGCAGCAGCGCAGGCTGCAGCAGCACAGCAGCGTGTCGTAGCGGCTGAGTCTAGGGCTCAGGCAGCGGCAGCCAGCCTGCAGGCAGCACAGCAGAAGTTGCAGGCAGCGCAGAACAGAACGGGAACGTCGGCAAGGCAACTCGCCGCTGCGGAACTGCGTGTACAGCAGGCGTCTGCTAAGTTGCAGGCCGCACAGCATGGCGTTGCGGCTGCGGAGTCGCGCGCACAGGGCGCTGCCCTTCGAGCATCATCGGCACAGCAGGGACTTGCTGCAGCGCACTCACGCGCACAGACCGCTGCGACGAATGCGTCTGCTGCTGAGGTTCGCCTGCAGACCGCACTCAACAATGAGTCTACCGCTGCCACGAGAGCCGCAACCGCTACCATCCGTCTGCAGCAGGCAAAGGACAACCTCGACCGTGCCAACCAGCGTGTCGGCAAGAGCGTCGGCTACCTCTTGACCAAGTTCGGCAACTTCAACAAGAAGTTGAATGACACAGAGCGTGCAATGGACGCCGTGTTCCGCGCTGGCGTTCACTTGCAGTCCATGGGTCGTGACCTGCTTGGCGCATTGAAGAAGTTGACGGGCTTCATCACCAACGCTACTGACGCTTGGGGCGAGTACGAGTGGTGGTTGAAGCGTGCCGCAGGTGCCGCAGAACTCTTTGACGAGTCGAGTTCACTGTTTGGCGAACTGAACGACAAGATTATGGAAATGTCCCATACGCTGGGCTTCTTCGACCCGAAGACAATTGCTGAGGGCCTCTACTACTGGCAGTCCACCACAGGTGAACTCATCGAGAGCACCGCTGACCTTGATGTCGCACTGGCTGGCCTCGAAGCGGGCATGAAGGCAGCGGCCATGACCGGTGCCGACTACGAGCAAGTCTTGAAGGGCGCGTACTCCATCAGCCGCCAGTACCAGATGCCGTTGAAGGAAATTCCAGACATCCTTGCCGACCTGTTCATGATTACCAAGAACACGTCCTTGGAGTACATGGACCTCATCCAGTCGTTCAAGTTCACAGGCCCTATTTCCAAGATGCTTGGCGGTTCCTACAAGGACATGGCTAGGTGGTTGGGTATCATCGGTGACCTTGGCATGCGTGGCTCTATCTCAGGTCGTGGCTTGGGCATGATGTTCACGCAGTTGGTCCGTCCGACCGACAAGGCTAAGAAGGCATACAACGAGTTGTTCAAGGCGCAGATGGGTGTGTCTGACGGCTACAACAAGTTGGTGTTCAAGAAGGGCAAGTTCGTCGGCTTTGAGAAGTGGGTGACCACGCTCGCTAAGGCAACGAAGGACCTGTCGCAGCAGGAGAAGATTAGGTACCTGACCACCATCACAGGTACGCAGAACTCCGCTCGTATCGTTCTGCCGCTTGTTGACGCGCAGATGCGTGCATTGAAGCAGCAGAACAGCATCTTCACGGAGTCCAAGTACGACCTTGCCACCAGCGGTAAGGTCTTCAAGGCATCGTGGGACCAGTTGAGTGCATCGTGGAAGGGCGTAACCGGCAGACTGAGGAACACGGTTATGCCGATGTTCCTCCACCTTGGTAGGTCCGTAGCGAAGATGCTGACCCCGATGCTGTCGGAATTGACTGACACTCTTTGGGACATGAAGCCAGCGTTCGAGCAGGTCACGGAGTCAATCGTCAAGACGTTCCAGCCTGCGGTTGACCA